GTTAACACGATGATGGCCTTTTTGCTTGTCGTGGTTGTGAACGGGGAGCCTATAGATGATCAGTTTTACTTTCGCGACATCACGCGGTGTAACACGTTTGCCTATTATGTCAGCACAGGCAAAACTAAGATAAACAACCGCTATCAGATGCAAGAAAACATAACCGCGTACTGCATCCCAAAGCGAGTTGCAGCAAATACAAAAACATGGGACTGATATGGCAGCTAAAAAATTACAAGAAGGTAGTGAGTACGCTGAATACGATGCCGATGGCGACGGCGTGGTTTCTGATGAAGAAATAGAAACTAGCAAAGAGTTGTTAGAGCTACGACTTCACCATGAACGTGCGGATGCACAACGCGCCATGAGTTGGTTTGCGCTGTGGGGAATGCTTCTTTACCCGTCGCTGGTGGTCGCATCGGAGCTTTTCGGGCTGTCTCAAGCGGCAAAGATCTTAGGTGATATGGCAGCAGTCTATTTTGTGTCTGTTGCGGGTATACTGGCAGCGTTCTTTGGCGCTCAAGCGTGGTCGAACAAAAAATAATTACGACTCGGGGAAGGTAGGGTGTATCACTACAAAGCTGTATTAGTTCGTGTTGTTGATGGCGATACCATAGACGTAGATATTGATCTGGGGTTTGACGTGTGGCTCAAGAAGCAGCGCGTTCGGCTCGCAGGCATTGACGCGCCTGAGTCCCGCACCAGAAACAAGGCTGAGAAGGTCTTAGGGCTGGCGGCTAAAGCACGGCTTGTAGAGCTTTGTTCTGGCGAGATACAAATAGAGTCCTTAGGCAAAGGCAAGTACGGGCGTATTTTGGGTGTCCCAAGGACTTCTGAGGGCACCAGCATATGCCAGATTCTTATCGATGAAGGTCATGCGATAGAGTATTGGGGCGGAAAAAAGGTTTGGGTTTGGGCGTAACTACCCAGAAGAATAGCGAATAAGGGACAGATTATGAGCATTGTTGCATCACTGGTCGGCCCGGTAACAGGGTTACTGGATAAGTTCATTGAGGACAAGGATCAGAAGAATGCCTTGGCCCACGAAATCTCCACCATGTCGGAGCGTCACGCCCAGCAGATTGCTCTTGAGCAGATAGAAGTTTTGAAGCTCGACGCAAAGGGCAATTGGTTCCAATCGTCCTGGCGCCCGTTAGCGGGCTATACATGCGTGCTGGGCCTTATGGTGAACTTCCTCATCAGCCCTATCGCAGCAGGGTTTGGCTTAATCATTCCTCAAGCCGATGCTGGCGTGATGATGCCGCTTCTTCTTGGTATGTTGGGGTTGGGCGGCGCTAGATCATTTGAGCGCGTTAAAGGTGTTGGTAAGTAATGAGTAAGCTTGCTGAAATGATCAAACGCCATGAAGGCGTCAAGTCCAAGGTTTATTTGTGTTCCGCTGGCTACGAAACCATAGGTGTAGGCAGGAATATCTCAGAGTCAGGCATTGGTTTGTCAGACGATGAGATTGAATACTTGCTGGCGAATGACATAGCGCGAGTGAAAGAAGAACTGGCTGACAATTACTTTTGGTTTAATGGCATAAACGAAGCAAGGCAAGACGCGATGATAGACATCTGTTTTAATCTTGGTCTGACCAAGTTGCGAGGCTTTGTTAACGCATTGACCGCAATGAGCCGTGAGCAGTTTGATGTTGCGGCAGATGAGTTTTTAGATAGCAAATGGGCGAAGCAAGTTGGCACAAGAGCCATCCGTGTTACTGAAATGATTAGATCTGGAGAATATATATAATGGCTAGAGGCACACCAGGAACAGCCGGATCTAAAGGCGGTGGAAACGTTATTCCTTCTAATCAAATGATGATAGGTGATAACTCTTATCGAGGCCCATCCCCCTTTGGTAGTCAACGGCAGATTCCTCCAAGAGGTTACACAAACATTTTTTCTGCGCCTAGACAGCCAACGCCGCCTCGATTCGGTGGCAGAGGAGGTTCAAGTGGGTTTATGGCGGGTGCCAACACCTATGGTCGGGGTGGGCCACAGCCTGTATTCAACCCTCGCTTTGGTGGCAGAGGAGGCTCAAGCGGAATTCTCCCTTATAGAGGTGATTCCCCTATTGGCATTCCTCCTTTTCGCCGTCCTCCCCCAAGCAGATATCCTGGGCCATATATGCCTAGCCCTTCAAACAGATTTCTAGCTCCTCTTCCTAGACCGAGAAATCCGTACAATCCACCACCAAATCAATACGGTGGTATGCGAGGGCCATCAGGTTTGGCTGGGTTCTTGGCTAACCAACCTGCAATAAGGCAGGTAGAAATTGATCCTGCCACAGGATTCTTTACTCAGAATCAGGTTGAAAAAGATGCTGCTGCCAGAGCCGCTGCTGAAGCTGCTGCTCAAGCAGAAAGAGATCGAATAGCACAAGAAGCTGCCGATGCCGCTCAAGCAGAAAAAGATCGCTTGGAGCAAGAGGCAAATCAACAAGCCCCTGTACCAGAGGCAGACCCCGTGACACAGATTCCAGACTATAGTGAGATATTCAACAATGAGGATATACGATATTTCTCACCCTTTACCGCTAGGAGAGATGCCGCTGCACCCGCTGAAATGAACGTTAATCGTCTTCCAGAGATAAAGTCCGACATGGGAAGAAGTGGCGGTATGGGCGGTATGTCTGCGAGTGGCTTGCCCGCGCCGCAAACGCGAGATGAACTGGACGCAAGATTTGCAATGATGCAGGCGCAACGCGCAGCACAAGGTGTAGATCCAACCCGCTCTCCTGGGAAAGCTGGCTCTAAAGGCGGGGCAAGTACTGTTCCTGTAGGAGGGCAAAATAACATCGCATCTAAAAGTCTTTCGAGCGGTGTTAGTAAGGGCGGCGGTATGGGTGGCACGTCTATGCCCGCCTCTGGGAGGCCAAACATTAGGCCGGCAATGGGTGTTGGTAAGGCAACTGGCGGCCCAGTTGGGTTAGCTTCGTTGGCTGGTCGATACTAAATGACGCTGGCGAAAGTACAGTTCGCCCCAGGCGTTAATAAGGAAGGCACCGAGTACACCGCCGACGCCGGCTGGTTTGACTCTGACAAGATTAGGTTTAGGCAGGGCCGAGTCGAAAAGATCGGTGGTTGGACTAAGTATTCTGACCAAAGCTTTTTGGGGGTGTGCCGGTCACTACATCAGTGGTCTTCTCTCGAATCGCTCAGCTATATTGGGGTTGGGACTAACCTAAAGTTCTATGTTTCAGAGGGCACAATCTACAACGATATAACGCCTATCAGGCTGACCGCTGGCGCGGGTGACGCTACCTTTGCGGCAACAAACGGTTCCTCGACAATAACGGTTACGGAGAATGGTCACGGTGCGGTGGTCAACGACTTCGTTACCTTTTCTGATGCGGCGTCTTTGGGCGGGAATGTAATTGCAGCGGTCTTGAATCAAGAATATCAGATCGCATCCGTCCCCACGGTAAACACGTTCACCATCGAAGCAAAAGATACAAGCGGTGCCACGGTTACGGCAAACGCTAGTGATAGCGGCAATGGCGGTAGCTCAACAGTAGCTACCTACCAGATTAACACGGGGCTGAATGCGTTTGTTCAAGGCACTGGCTGGGGCGCAGGGACATGGGGCGCTGGCACTTGGGGTAGCTCTAGTAGCATTCTCGCCTCTGGTCAGTTGCGTCTTTTCAGCCAAGACAGTTTTGGTGAAGACCTGATCTTTAACATTCGAGGCGGCGGCATCTTTTACTGGGATGAGTCTGCTGGCACAAGCACAAGAGCAATCAACGCAACCACTTTGAGCGGGGCTTCTAATGTGCCAACTGTTGCGCTTCAAGTGTTAGTTTCTGATATAGATCAGCACGTTATAGCGTTTGGCTCAAATCCGATTGGATCGTCTAACATTGATCCATTGTTGATTCGTTTCTCTGATCAAGAGAACGCTGCCGACTGGACGCCAACAGCAACGAATACTGCTGGCGGTGTACGCATAAACTCTGGTTCCGAAATCATAGGTGCGGTTCAAACAAGGCAAGAGATCCTTGTGTTCACAGATGTCAGCTTGCACTCAATGCGTTTTGTGGGTGCTCCATTTACATTTCAGTTTGCAACGCTCAGCACCGATATATCCATGATCTCACCAAACGCAGCGGTTAACGCTAGAGGATCGGTTTACTTTATGGATTCGGGTGGTTTCTACGTCTACAACGGGTCAGTCCAGCCACTGCCATGTAGCGTAAAGGAGCATGTGTTTTCTAACCTTAACAAGGGGCAAGCGTTTAAGGTGTTTGCTGCTGAGAACAACGACTTCTCAGAGGTCATATGGTTTTACCCAGTAGGTTCAGGTGACACAGAAATCACGAACTATGTATCGTATAATTACGCAGAGAACCTTTGGGCTGTTGGCACGTTGGATAGAGGCACTTGGATGGGTTACTCGAAGTCCTCAAACCCTATTGCGTCATCTGTAAACACTGGGCCAACAGATGCTAATTATTTGTACAACCAAGAGACTGGATTTGATGATGACGGGTCACCAATGACTGCGTTTGTAGAGTCAGGAGATCTAGAGATTGGCGAAGGTGATCGGTTGATGATGATTAGTCGGATTATTCCTGACTTCAAGTTTAGTGGTGACACTGGCGGAGCTTCGATTGACTTCACGATCAAGGGCAGTAACTTCCCGCTAGAAACACCAACGAATCAAGCGACAGCGACTGTCACATCAAGCACCACTCAGTCAAACATAAGGACTCGAGCAAGACATGCCGTAGTGCGTGTCGAAAGCTCTGGTGCTGGGTTTGGCTGGCGGTTGGGTGATCTGAGGTTTGACATGAGACAGGACGGAAGACGCTAATGGCAACCAGACAGAATCCTTTGCCAGTGCCTCCAACAGAGTACGACTTCAATAACGAAGCGATTACTCGAAGGACGATAGAGCAGGCTATGGATCAGATTGAAAACGATGTGATTCAAGCCAAGACTCAAGGTGACAAGACGGGATCGCTTGCTATGCGTAGGTTTCAGTTCTTGTTGATGGGCGCATCGTGACAGACGTTATCAAGGTGCTTGGTCAGGTCGATGTATCAGCAACGACCACCACGACACTATACACGGCACCTGATCTAGTTCAGACCACTGTGAGTTCGCTAGTGATATGTAACCGAGGCGGTTCTGGTATCACTTTTAGAGTGAGCATCCATGTAGGTGGCGCAACAGCAGATGACAAGCAGTTTATTTTTTATGACGAAGATCTCGCGGCAACCACATCTAGGACGGTTGTAATCGGGATGTGCCTTTCTCAAACAGATGTGGTTAAGGTTTACGCCAGTGCCGCCAATGTAAGCTTTAACCTCTTTGGAGTGGAGACCAGCTAATGAACAACCCAAACATGTTCCCAATGCAGCCTATGGCTGAGCAGATGGCGCAGCAAGGCCGATACGGCGACAGCATGATGGTTCACATGAACCCAATAGAAGTGGCTGGTATCGCCTCTCTGTCGCCCACAGGGCAGCTTACAACCAACCCTATGACAGGACAGCCGGAGGCTTTCTTGCCTTTCCTTGCCCCACTGCTGGGTAGTGTCTTTGGTGGCGCTATAACTGGTGGTTTGGCAACACTTCCAGGATTAGGTTTTCTTGGTGGTTTGTCTGCTCCTGTCGCAAGTGCTGTTGGCTCTGGCTTAGCGACAACGGCTGTGACAGGTGATCTAAAAGAAGGTTTGGTTTCTGGATTGACTGGCTTTGGTATTGGTAAGGCTTTGGGTTCTGCTAAAGATCTTGTTGGCGGCGTGACAGAGGCTACGCAAGCGGCAACTGCTGCTGAGCAAGCTTTAGCCAAAGGCACTGAAGCCGCAACTGAGCAGGCCGTCAAAGCTGGAACAGCTATCCCAACAGCGGCTACAAATGATGCGCTTTCGCAGTTGAGTGAGCAGGCGGGGCAGGCTAAGTTAAACTTAGCGAACACGGCCCCAGCATCAACGCTTGATACACTAACGAGTACAGAGGGTTTGAAAGCTGTCGGAAAAGGCCTGCTGACTCCTGGGGCCGCAGTACCTATAGCTGTAGGCGAAGGTCAACGTGCTGCGATGGCTGCTCAAGACGAGCGTGATCGCATGTTCGGCAGAAGGGCTGCTGAGAAGGAACAAGACTATCAGGACTCTCAGAGCATTGTTGATGCGTCTATCCGGCAAGTTGGATCTGACTATGGCGTTGATTACTCTAAAGAATACGGGCGTGATTACGGAATGATGGGCGGCGGAATCACTTCTGTGAACCCAGCCGACTTTCAGCGCCGTCACGCAGAGTTACAGATGATGGGTAGACAACCTATTCAGATGGATTCTGGTGGTCAAATTAGAGACATCGACCTTTCAAACGTTGGTATTACTGGCGGATTTGGTGCCCCAGCAGGGCGGCAGTCTAGACTTAGGGGGCCGGTCACTGTCAAGCCAGAAGAGCTTGTGGGGACTAGACCTGGTTTTCAGCCTGAGATCAACTATTTCAGACAGCCAATTAAGGATGCGCCGGAAGACGGATCAGATGGCGCGGCACCTCCCACAGTAGACCCAGCTTACGGTGTTGATTTAAGCAATATAGACCCAGCCTTTTTCCAAGGAATTGGCGCTGTTGGGAGAGGTGGCAGCATGGGTGCCATGTCTCTTCCTGCAAACGTACAAGCTGCTGAAGATATTCTTAACAGAGAGTCTGTCTCCACAAGAAGGCGTAACGCCGCTCGAAAGATTGTGGATCAATACGAAGAAGAAGGCAGAGGCGGTCAAGATTACTTTGATGCTGTGATGGCCTCTACCTACGGCGCCGAATACGGCATGCAGGAAGGTGGCGACACCACTGGGCAAATGGATCAGTCGGCTGCAATGCAACTCATTGAGCAGGTTTCTATGGCACTGCTTGGTAGATTGCCGGAAGATCAAGCTGAAGTTGTAATCAACCGATTCATCGATGAGTTCGGTTCTGAGGCATTCCAAATGCTTAGATCTCAGGTGCTTGAGTCTGTTGTGCCAAACTCACAAAAAGAAGGTGTCATCCAAGGCGAAGGGAAAGGTATGGATGATCAGGTTCCAGGAATGATCGGTGATCAACAACCTGTCGCTGTATCTCCTGGTGAGTTTATTGTCCCTGCTGATGTTGTTTCTGGCATCGGTGATGGCGATACAAACTCTGGTGTTCAAGAGTTAGAGGGTATGATGGATCGTGTTCGCCAAGATCGAACAGGAACCATGCAACAACCTGCACCGTTGGGTGCTAAAGCCGGAGGTGCATTGCCAGCATGAGCAGCTTATTAGAGTTTGACGCAAGCAGAATAGAAGATATCTCTAGAGAGCCAAAGGTTTCTCGGAAAGACCTGCCTAGAGAAATAACTCACACCATTACAATGGTTCCCACCAATTACCTGAACAGCCTTTGGCCTGATGTCAGGGATCAGTTGGCTCGAGCGGTGAAACGTTCTCAAGGTCGATGGAACATGGAGTTCTTGTATGCGTCTATTCTAAATGGCAATCAGCAGTTGTGGGTTGCCTTTGATGAAAGTCACAACATAGACGGGGTTGGCACCACTGAGATTATTCAGTATCCAGAAAAACGAATGGTTGTTGTGCAGTTTTTAGGTGGTGACAATTTCAATGATTGGGTCTGGGATATGCTAGAAAGATTCAAGGATTGGGGTAAAGATAACGATTGTTCTGGCATTGAAGCCACGGCCCGCATGGGCTTTTGGAAGTGGTTAGAACAAGACGGGTTTTCTAGGTCGTATGTGGTCTACGAAAGGAGCTTTGACGATGAGTAAAGGTGGCGGTGGCGGCGGCGTTCAAGAGAGCGTAGTAACACAAACAAATCTTCCTGAGTATGCAGAACCATTTTTTCGGGAGCTACTAGGTAGAACCGTATATGAATCAACTCGCCCCTATGAGCCGTTTCCTGGTCAGCGTATCGCTGAGTTCGATCCTTTTGAACAGTACGGCATGCAAGGCATGGCTGAGATGGCATCAGCGGGTACTCCTCAACAGATTACCGATGCGTCAAACATTGCTGCCAATGTAGGCTTTCAAGATGTGGGCATGGGTATGGATATCGCTAGAGGATTTAATCCTCAGATGCAGTACTCAGGTTATCAAGCGGGTGACATTGACGGCGGCTATCAATCCGACTTCTTAGGCCAAGGGTATTATGCCGGTCAGCGTGACGTTGGGTATCAAGGCATGGACTTTGATCCAGGTTATCAAGCCCGTGAGCGCCAGTCTGGCTTTGATGTGGGGCCACTAGAAAGCGGCTATCAAGCAGGCCAATTTGACCCAGGGTATCAAGCAAGAGATCTAGGCCAAGGTTATCGGGCGCAAGATATAGCGTCTCAATACACGGGTGAAATGGATTTAGGCTCAGGCTTTCAGGCAGGCACCATTGCTGATGCCGCAACGTTAGAAGAGTACATGAATCCGTATCAGCAGTTGGTTACGGACATAGAGAAGCGTGAAGCGCAGCGTCAGTCTGACATTCAAGCGGCAAACATATCTCAGCAAGCGGCTTCATCTGGTGGTCTTGGTGGCTACCGTGAAGCGATCATGCAGTCTGAGCGAGAGCGCAACTTGGGTGAGCAGTTGGCTGATATACAGAGTCGTGGTGGTCAAGCAGCGTTTGATCAGGCACAACAGGCGTTTGAGGCTGATCGTGCCGCTAGGTTGCAAGAAGCTCAGTACGGTTTAAGTGCTGCTGGTCAATTAGATCAAGCTCAACAACAGCGTGAACAACTAAGACAGTCAGCATTCCAGCAGACAGAAGCAGGCAGACGCTCACAACAAGAGCTAGATACGCAAGCTTTCCAAGCTGGAGAGCAAGCCAAGCAACGCGCTGCCGAGATGGGCATGACTGCTCAACAACAAGCTGATGCAGCCCGACAAGCTCAAGAGCAGTTCCGTCAGTCTGCCTTTGCTCAGACCGCAGATGTTGCATCGCAAAGAGAACAGTTCCAACAGCAAGCGTTTCAAGCTGGAGAGCAAGCAAGACAGCGAGCAGCAGAGCTTGGTCTTAATGCACAACAGATGACGGATGCTTCAAGACAGGCTCAAGAAAGGTTCGAACAAGATGCGTTCGCTCAAAACGAGCAGTTGCGTTTGGCTCAACAGCAGGAGAATCGTGCTGTGTTTCAAGCCCAAGAGGCTGCAAGACAAGAAGCTGTGCGACTCGGACTCAACGCACAAGAGATTCAAGAGCGCGTTAATCAAGCTGAGAACGAAGCTCGTATGAGAGCGAGAGCAGAGAATGCACAGCTTGCAGAAACACAAGCTCGCCTTGGGTTTGCTGGCTTGGAAGCTGATCGTGCCACAAGAGGTCAGCAGCTTGATGCGTCAAGACTCCTTGGTCAGTTGGGCACCGATGAACAGCGTATGGCTTTTGAGCGTCTGCGTAACTTGCAGGCGGCTGGCGAGATCAGGCGGGGCGCTCAGCAGCGTGGTCTCGATATGGGTTATCAAGACTTCTTGCGACAACAAGCGTTCCCAAGAGAGCAACTTGCATTCTTTAATCAAATGCTTCAGGGGCTACCTGTTACACCAGGCACGTCAACAGCTACATTCGGCGGCCCAAGTAATGCAGAATCGTTGCTTGGTGCAGGTATCGGCGGTGTAGGTCTGTATAACGCTATGAGAGGCTGATAGTGAACATATTAGAAATTGAAGACATGGTTAAAGGCTTGCCCGATCAAGCCTTGCAGAAAGAAGCTAGACAGCCTACAGGGCAGGTTCCTCAGTTCTTGGTGGTATCAGAAATACAGCGCCGTGGTGATATGCGTCAGCGGTTCCAAAATCGACAAGAAAATCAAGGCACGGTAAAGGATCAGATCTTGCAGCAGGGCATTGCTGCTATGGGTGCTCCGCAGCCTGAGATGCAGGTTCTCGCTGGCGGGCCTCCTATGCCCCCTCAAGGCATGCCTCCGCAGGGTATGCAGCAGCCTATGCCCCCACAAGCTATGCCTCAAGGGGTGCTTCAGCAGCCTCCTATGGGCATGTATGCTGGCGGCGTGGTTCAGATGGCTAATGGTAGGGCGACCCCGTTCGATGATGATCCAAGAATTGCAGAGCTAAAGGCTCAAGGCGTGACTGACGAGCAGATTGCCCAAGAGATTCGTAGGCTAGGACTTAATGAGGGTCTGATGTCTCAGCTTGGCGCACCAACACTGGGGTCTATGGAGGCGACCATGCCGATGCCTTCTGATGCTTACAGTCAAGATGCATATGCTGACATCTTTGCAAGACAGCAAGGAGACATCCCATATGGCATGGAGTTTATTGAGCCTAGAAATGTAGATGATTTGTTAAACCCTGCCAGATCACAAATGACCCCTGTCCCAAGCCCAGTGGGGCAAGAAGCAATTGACGCTATGTATCAATCAGAATACGGCAAGATGCTCGCTCAACAGTCTCAGGCTAGGCGTGATGCGGAAGTAGCATCTCCTGCTGTTGGTGGTGGTCAAGATTTTGTTCCGTCTCAACGCGGAATAGGCAGTGCCCCTGAGGGGACGGCAGCCGCCTTACAGGCTCAGATCCAAGCTTTGAGTGGCAATACCCCTTCGGTCGGCGGCCCTTCAATTCCTGATCTGAGTGGGTTTGTTATGCCCGATGGAGGCCGTTCTGATCTTACCCCTGCTGCCGACTTT